CGACGTGAACGGCGCACCGGCGAGGACCTGGACGGGGGTGTAGTCAGCCACGGCTCGCACCCCCCACGGGGTACATCGCCTGGTAGATCATGTCGGCCTCGGTCTCGTCCCCGACCCCCGGGTAGCCGGAGGCCAACGACACGGGGATGACGTTCGGGGCGAGCCGGCTCACGGTCTCCTTCGTGCCGTCCGGGTCGGCCGCCCACAGCTGCTTCCAGTGCTCCCGGCGCGACGGCGGGAACTTCCCCTCCTTGAGCGCGGCGTCGAGGACGGTCTCGCACTCGGCTTCCTTCATCCGCCGGTACGCCTCGTCGCCGCGGACCGCCTGCTGCTGCAGCGCCCGCAGCTGCGCCGGGTCGAGGAGGATCGCGTCGGAGCCCACACCCGCCTGCAGCGACGGCTGCCGCGGGGGAAGCGTGTCGGGCGGCGGGGCTGGGTCGGGGGCCGGGTCACCGGGATTCGGCCCGGCCGGCGGGGCGGCCGGTGCGGCGACGGTGATGCCGGCGGTGGTCAGCGCCGCGGTCACGTCGGGGTCGGAGGCGTCGGCGGCCAGGCCGAGGGCCTCGCGGAGCTTGGCCGGGTCCATGCCGGCTCCTTCCTGCGGGGTGGGTTCCGGCGGGTCGGCCGGAGGGTCTGTGGGTGCGGGGGGCGGCGGGTCGGGGGCGTGGGCCAGCACGGGAGGCGGCGGGGCGGCGGACCGGCCGGCGAAGTTGAAGACCGCCAAGTCGAACCGGGCGCGGGCCTTCGGCTCGGCCGGGGTCTCCTCGACCATCTCGTCGGCCAGCCCGGCCTCGACCGCCTCGGCGGCCGTGTACCAGGACTCGCGGCCCATCGCCGTACGCCACTCGGCGACGGTGCTGCCGGCCCGGCCGGCGTAGATCCCGGCGATGGAGTCGCTCAGCTTGTCGAGGACCTCGGCGAACTCCGCCATGTCCTTCGCGTTGCCGATCGCCACCCCGGACGCGTCGTGGATCATCATCTGGGCAGCCCGGTTCATCTTGATCCGGTCACCGGACTGGGCGATGAACGACGCGGCAGAAGCGGCCAGGCCGTCGACGACCACGGTCACCGACGCCTTGTGGTCCTTCAGCGAGTTGTAGATCGCGATGCCGTCCCAGGCGGCGCCGCCTGGACTGTTCAGGTGCAGGATGATCTCGTCGACGTCGAGGGCCTGCAGCTTCCGCGCGAACGACTTCGCGTCGACGCCGTCGTCGAACCAGTCCGCCCCGATCCGCTCGTAGATCCAGATCTCGGCGGTCTTCGGCTTGTCCTTCGCGGCCGCGATGCGATACCAGTCCCGGGACGCGTCGGCTGGCTGCTGGTGCCGCAGCCGCTCGCGCAGGCCGGCGGGCAGCTCGGGCAGGTCAGGCACGGGCCGCCTCCAGTCAGGTGTCGGTGAATTCGACGCGGGTCGCGCCGTGGTGTCCGTGGATCGCGAGTACGTCGTCGAGGCAGGCGTAGACAGCGGTGGACGCCCGCTCGGTCAGCCAGCGCAGGGCGACGGTGCCGTCCGTGAACACGACGCCCTCGCAGATCGCCCCAGTGCCCGACACGCCCGTCACGTCGACCGCGCGGACGAGCCGGAACCGGCGCATCAGCCCGGCGCCTCCCACACGGCGCGGATGTTGCCCCGGCAACGCAGCCGGCCCAGGCACGCCTCGTAGCCGCCCGTCGGGTAGGCCACCTTCGCCTCCGCCAGCGACCCGTACTCGGTGCCGTCCACGTCCCGGCACGGCTCGCACGAGTTCTTGTCCCGGACCTCCGACGCGAAGAACCGCGCTGTCGGCCCCGCCTCGTACACCGACAGCCGGCCGGTGCGCTCGGCCGTCATCAGCGCCCCACCGAGCTTGTCGGTGAGGAACGCATCACCCAGGCCGGCAAGATGCCCGGCGACCCGCTCCGCGACGTCGGCGGCGATGTCCCGCCGCTCCGCCTCGGCGAGCGGGCCAGGGTCGGGCTGCCAGATCCGGGCCGCCTCCCACACGGCGGCGTCCCGGTACGAGCCCGCGAGCAGGCCCGACCACAGCGCCGCCGCCGACCGCAGCGTCAGCGACTCCTCCTGGTTCCCGGACCCGTCCGAGGAGGCCCAGTCCGGCAGGCCGATGGTGACGCCCTGCGCGGCGGCCTCCGCGACCGCCAGCCCGGCCGCCACCACGGCGTAGCCGAATACCGCGGCGAACAGCACCGCCACGCCTGCGGCCTCGTCGGTGTCCACCGCGGCCAGGTCCTCGGCGGTGGCGCCTTGGGTGCCGACGACAGCGTCGACCTGCGCGCGGATCTCGGCCCGCCAGCCGCCGTTCACGCCGGCCCAGTCGGCGATCAGCGCGTCGAGCGCCTCCTGCAGGGCCGCGTCGTAGGGGTCCGGCTCGGTCACTCGGCCGGGGCCGCCTCACGGGCCGCCCGCCGTGCCCGGGCCGCCGCTGCGGCAGGCGACTCACCGCCACCACCGGCCACCGTCTCCCGCACCGGCAGCCGCCACTCCGACCGCACCCACCGCTCGAGCGCCGGATCGGGGCCGACCGCCCCGGAGGCGAGCAGCATCTGCAGGGCCTCCGCTGTGACCTCCCGCTTGCTGCCGACGTCGGCAACGACCACGGCGGGCACGGGCTCGTCCTCGCCGAAGTTGTAGCCGACCAGCCGGGCCACCGTCTGCCTCGTCACCGTGGCGGCGTGCTCGTCCGCGTGCGCCTGCAGGGCGAGCAGGAACAGGTCGATGAACTCGGCGCCCAGCGCCCTCGAGCCGTTCGGGGTTTCCCCCAGGTCGAGCATGCCGGCCAGCGCCATCCGGGACATCTCCTGGTTCAGGAACCGGATGAACGCCAACGTGTCGGGGACACCACCGGTGATGCCGACGAGCTCCAGGTGCGCGCCCGGCGGCAGCGACCCGCCGGCCTGGTCACCAGCCCGGGCGGCCTGCGCGTACTTCGCGGCCTCGGCGAGCTGCGCCGGGGTCGGGTCTGAGCCCCGCTCCCACACCACGGAGGGCACGCCGTGGTTGAAGCGACGGTTCCCGATCGCGTGCGCCCGCAGCATCTCCCGCTTCAGCAGCCACGCCGCGTACGCCGGCCGCAGCAGGGACCGGCCCTGCCACGCCGAACCCTCCCGCTCCCGCGCGAACCACAGCAGGTGCGCGGCCGGGATCGGCGGGTTGTCCTTCGGCGGGCCGTACTGCTCGACGGTGTCGAGGGTGCCGTCCCGGTGGACGTTGATCGCGGCGATGGTGGTGGGCATCAGCTGCATCAGCCCGGCCAGCCGGGCCTGCCCGCCGACGATGTCGTACCACTCCTGGAACGGCATGTGCCCGTACACGGTGTCGAGGAGGGCGAGCCGGCTGACCTCGGTCCAGGTGACGCCGCGGACCCGGGCCCCGGTCGGGACGTCGTCGGCGCCGGCGACCGGCAGCCCGAGGCCGTCGGCGACCAGCGCCACCGCCTCGGGGCGGCAGCCGGCCGGGTCGACCTGCCACGTCGCCCGGCGGATCGGCAGCGCGACCGCGGCGAGGACGGCGGCGAGCTGAGGGTCGAGCCGCATCTGCCCGTAGGTGCTGATCGAGGCGGGCCAGTCCAGGTCGGCGACCTGCTCGAACACGTCGGCGAGGATCGCCCCGAACAGGGCCGAGTCGTCGACGTGCCCGGAGGCGCGGGCGGGTGCCGTCACCGCGTGCACCTCCCGAGGTCAGATCCCGGCCAGCGTGTCGTGCCCGTTCAGGCCGAGCGCGGCGCTCATGGCGGCCTCCACCGGGTCCACCGACCGGCGGTCGTGGTCGGAATCCGCCGGCGAGCGGGTCGGGTGCCAGCCGTGCGCGACCTTCGCCGCGTACGCCCCCACATCCACCTGATCGTCATGCGCGCCGGCCGGGAAGTCCGAGTGCTCGGCCGTCCACTCCTCGAGCCAGTCCGCCGACGACGGCAGGAACACCTGACCCGATGACACCATGTGCCCGTACGGGATCGCCCGGGTCACCTTGTCCTTGTCGGCGCGCAAGTCGAACGGCTTGAGGCCGGCGCGGACCGCCTGCCGGACGAGCAGCGTCCCCATCATTGTTGACTCGACACCCACATCAGGAGCCTGCCATTCGGTGGCGAGCGGCCGGATCAGATCCCAGTGCCGTGTCTCGCTCACGCGGTCTCGGACCCGGCCGAGGCAGACGAGGAGGCGGTCCATGGTGAGCGCCCACGCCGCGCCGACCGTCCAATCCGCGGCGGTCTTCTCCGACGCGGCGAGGTCCACGGTGACGAACCGGAAGCAGTCGCGGAGGTCCCGCACCGACCCGTCCAGGTCGATCCGGTTCGGCCACAGATCCCACGTCCAGTACCGCCAGCCGGCTCCGAACAGGTTCCCCGCCGCACCCGTCGGCCGCTGCTGGAAGATCGACCGGAACGCGTACCGGGCCATCCGCTCGGACAATGCCAGGAAGTACCCCGGCTCCCGGCCGCGAGCCGAGACCATCTCCTCACCCGGGCGGCGCCCGAGCGGATCAGCGCCGTCCGGCGCCCAGTGCACACGGCCCTGGTTCACGACCCGCTCGCCGGCCACTGCGGGAATGCTCAGCACCCGCCACTCGTCCGGCTCCCGCTGCTGCAACCGGCCGCCGAGGTCGTCGGTGTGCCAGCGGGTGAATGTCGCCACCACCCGGCCGCGGGCCGACAGCCGCAGCCGCCCGACCTGCTCCCAGTGGTCCCACGCCTTCTGCCGGTGCGCCGCCGACTCGGCCTGCGCCCGGTCCTTGACGACGTCGTCGTAGACCAGCCAGTCCAGCGGCCGGCCGGTCAGCGACCCGGCGAGACCGACGCAGTACAGGCCGCCGCCCTGCATGGTGTTCCACCGGCCCGCCGCACGGGAGTCCGGCCGCAGTTGGATGCCGAGCTCGGGGTGTTGCTCGATGTCCCGCTTCACCTGCCGGCCGAACTCGACCGCTAGGTCCGCGCCGTAGGACACAATGCCGATCAGCAGCGTCGGGTCGTGGGCCAGGAGCCAGGCGGGAAGGCGACGGGAGCAGAGGGTGCTCTTGCCCTCCTGCGGCGGCAGGAACACCATCAGCCGCTTGTCGCGCCCGTCGGCGAGGTCGACCAGCGCCGAGTCGATCAGGTCCAGTGCTGGGGTCCGCACCGTGGCCGGGCCGAGGTCGACGGCCATGGCCAGCGGCGACGGCCAGCGGCGCGGGGTCGGGTCGAACTGGCGGGCCGCGTACTCCCACGGGGACAGCACCGTCATCGGGCACACCTGTCCTGGGCAGCGTCAGTCTGCCCCGGCCCCGCGGCCAGGCGCAACATCCGCCCCGCCGTCCGCGCGGCGCCCCTCATCCCGGCACCGCCAGCCCCCACCGCCGCGCCCGGTCCCGCAGCCGCCGCACCGCCGCCACAGCCGCGGCCCGCTGCCGCTCGGACAGCCGCCGGCTAGCCGCCCGCCCCGCCAACTGCCGCTCCCGCGCCGTGTACCCCCACGCCGCCAGGTCGGCCCGCTGCGCGT